CACCTACACTGCGTGACCCCCTTGCCAACGCACTGATGATATGTTAGGGTGGTGGTGAGATGGAGCGAATTGTGACGTATGGGGTGGTAACGGGTCGGGGGTCATTTGCCCAATTGTTGCAGGACATGCGAGAGCGGGCGGGGTTAACGGTAGGGGAGGTGGCTGAGGCATTGGGGGTGACGGACGGGGCGGTGCATCAGTATTTGTATCGTCAGAGGGGTGATGGCGGGACGAGTACGGTGAAGTGGCTGGTACGGTATGCGGAGGCATGTGGGTGTGATCTGAAGCTGGAATTTGCGGATGCGACGACGGGGAGGATGACGGATGGCAAGCACAGACGGACGCGATCTGACGCTGGACGAAGCCGAGGCGTTCGCCCAGATGGTGTTATCGGGAGCACCGGTAACCGACGCGGTGCGGTATTTCTGGGGCGAGGGGGTCAGTGAGTCGGTGGTGGGGGACTGTGCGTGTCGCTGGCCGGAGCAGGCGGAGGTGCGGGTGGCGATTCGTCGGTTGTCCGGGGGGGTCTCCTGGCACGAGATGGAGGACCCGAACCGGCTGGATGCGGCGTTGAAGAAGCATTACAACGAGCTGGCGTATTTTCTGTGGACGACGAATTACGTGGAATGCGACGGGACATCGAAGGTGAAGGCGGACACGTGCCGGAGTGCGATTGAGGCGAAGGTGGCGGGAATGGCGGGGAAGGAATCGCCGCTGGCGTCGTTTTACCATGATTTGCTGGTGCGCTACGATGCCGAGAGTGTGAAGGTGCAATGAGGATGTCCCAGGACGAGGAGCGGGTGTGGGGCAACGCGATGCTGCTGCGTCTCAAGATGGAGCAGTGGCTCTCCGATCTGGAGAAGAAGACGGTGTCCGAGACGACGGTCACGGCAGCGATAGAGGCCCTGGATGCGCTCGAGACACGTCCGGTGACGCGATCCGGGTCGGTCGTGCTCTCGCTGGATGACTATCATATTCTGTCGGGGACCAAGGAACTCTCGTCGTGGCTGTTTCATCGGTGTCCGTTTTGCTGCCACCAGCATCGGTCATTGAAGGCGCTGGAGCGGTGTCGGGCGAAAACGCTGCGGCGGCGGCACGGGCGGTGTCCAGCCTGTCGTGGGGGGCATGTGGGAACGTGCGGGAAATGCCTTGATACACGGGCGAATCTGACCCCGGCGCTCCGGGCTACCCATCTGCCAGACTGGGTTGTCGCGGCGGATGAGCGTCGACGACTGGTCGCGTCCATCAAGAAGAAACGTAACGCATCCGTGACGAAGAGTCCTGTGCGGTTTTCCTAGCAAAAGGCTCGATGTCGTACAGGCGGGAGACCCGTACTCGATCATGCCCGTGATTCCTGTCCCGGTGATGGATGGAGATCCTGCGTGTACATCTCTCCCCGATGACATCCTCTTCCCCCGTAGATTCAGCCCTATGGACACGATACATCCGAAGCTACACCGTGACATGGAGGTCCTCGCTCGGCGCTGGGGACGCGGGAGACGGTACAGCCTCCGTGCGGTGGGCCGCGAGATGGGCATCAGCTACTCCACGGTCCGCACTCGCGAGTTAGGTGCGTCTCGCTGGATACGGTTCGTCCTGGAGAAGCAGGGATACGATGTGGTCCCTCGCGAGGGACTGACAGAAGGGGGAACCATGGCACTCAACGTCCACAATCCGGGCGCAACCAACAGTCCTCTTCTACGTAACGTCGCCGAGGAGGCGAAACCGGAAAAACACATATCAGAAAAAATGTATCCGTAGACGATCATGGCCGTCACCCCTGTCCCGGTGCCCCTGCGCGACCGGCTCATCACCGAGTTTCGGCGCTTCATCTGCGACCGGATCAAGTTCGTCCCCTTCACGCATCAGGCGGCGTGGTGGGCGACGACCGACGGACTGGACCTGGTGGACGAGATCGCCCGTGACGGCGTGAGTATCGCAGTCCGCGAGCCCTCGGGCGAGATTGTCACCAAGTATCTGGTGCCTCGTCCGGCGGGACGGGCCAAGGTGGTCGCCGAACTGGGGGCGTACAAGTCCGGGAAGTCCGCCGGCGCCGCCATCTGGGCCGCAGCCTTCGCGGCAGTGCCCCATGCGCGGGTGTTTCTCGTCGGGAACGAGTACGACATGTGCGCCCCGGAATTCGAGTATCTCCTGGACGCCATCTGCTCCGAACGCGGGCTGAATCAGTCGTACCGGTCGCTCCAGAACCGTCCCAAGGACGGGCGGCTCTGGCTGGAACTGGACAACGGCGCCCGCTTCGAGGCCCGGAGCTGGGAACGCGCCGAATCGCTCAAGGGCAAGGAAGTGGATGCCTATATCTACTGCGAGGCGTATCAACTGCCGGGGATCGAGTGTTTCACCTCGGTGGCGCAGAATCTGCGGGCTCGCAAGGGCTATGCGGTCTTTCCCACCACTCCCGACCGTCCCTGGGTGGGCGTCTTCCACGAGCACGGGCACGATCACCCCGAGTTTCCCGACTGGGTCTGTAAATGCGGGATTGCCGCCACGGTGAACCCCTACAGCTTCGACCAGCAGGCGATGGACCGCGACCGGACGCTCCTGACCCGCGAGAAATTTTCCATCGCGTATCTGGGCAAGCTGGGGGACTTCGTGGGCCGCGTCTACAACTATCAGCGCGGGGATCGGCTCATCCAGGTCGAATCCCACCCCCATCTGTGGCATACTCTGGTCGATGGCGAGATCCCTGGCAATCTCTGCATCCCGCCGGACTGGCAGATCGAGATTGGCGCCGATACCGGGACCTACTGCGCGGCCCTCGCCGTGGCAGTCTCGCCCGAGGGGCACGCGCTGGTCATCGATGAGGTGACCAACTACCGCTATGTCGCCAATACCCCGGAACTCGACCCCGACAGTTCGATCCTCCGCTGGTGCGACGAGGTCCGGCAGATGGCCGACCGCTGGGGGGTGCGTCCGGTGGCCTGGGTGGACGCCAACTCCCAGTTCAAGGTCGAATGTGCCCATCATGGGCTCCAACTGCTCGCCAACAAGCGGGGACGCGAGGTCCGCACCGAGGCGGCACGGCAGTACTTCCAGCACAGCCAGATTGACCTCACCCCGTGGCTCGACATGCTGCCTTACGAGCTGGAACACGCGCAGTGGCCGGACCGGACCACCGCCGCCGGCAAGTACGAGCGGCTCAAGGAACACGACCACGTCCTGGACTGTCTCGAGCACGTGCTCTCCCGGCATCCGCGTGGGCGGCTGGTCAAGGACGATCAGGTCCCCCCGATGCCGGGGAGCGTGCAGTGGATGGGATCGCCGTTGCGGAAGCGCCGCCGTCGTCCTGCCGTCGATCAACACCTGGGAGCCAACTGATGGATGAGGATGTCGCGATTCGCCTGCTAATGCTGGACCAGAAGGTCTCGTTCATGTTCCAGATTCTCTCGCTCACCAAGACGACCCCGGACGGGCAGCAGACGACCCGCTCGCTGGGACAACTCTTCGAGGAGACCCAAGCCCATGCCCTGGCTACGCAACAGGCTGCACCGGTGGCTCCAGTGGCCGCATCTGACGGCGGAGATCCAGACGCTGCGGCACCGCGTGGACTGTCTTGAACGGATCGTGATGCAGCGTGACGAGCCGGAAGGCAGCGTCCGGGACACCGAGGACCGCCGCCACGGCGGACACTGGCCCGACGCCCATCTGGGAGCCCAGTAATGCCACAAACCTACGAAGAGACCGGGAGGACGCCACCACAAGGGAAAACCAAGCAGGACAAAGATCCCGCGTCCTACCAAGGGGGTCTCCAGCGAGCACTCTCGCCACACGTCCGGCGCAAACAGAGGCCGCTGAAACCGTTCCAGGGGAACACCCCGCCCCCGCCGGTTGGACCGCCACGACCACCAGAGACATCGGCGCGATCCCTGGCGTCACACTTCACGGGTCCGCCTCGTGTGGTGAGCGGACGCAACCGGGGCGACTGGCGCTTTCGCCCGGTACAACGCCGTCCACGACCCTGAGAAGAGACCATGCCGAGTGATGCCGAACGCCTTGTCGAGTTCACCACCGACTACAACCGTCTCCGGGCGCAGAAGGCCCGGACCACCGGGTCGGTGGAACTGCGTATCCTGGTGAATCTCGCCTTCATCTCGGGCGAGCACTGGGTCGGCACGCGCAACCGGGCGCTCTTTACCCGCGCCCGCGATCCCAACAAGCTGCATCTGGTCTTCAATCTCGCCGCCCAGATGCTCTACAAGATGATGGGGCGCTTGAGCAGTATCGCCCCGGTCTTCAAGGCCCGACCCGACAAGCAGGACCCGAAGTCCATCGCCAAGACCGATGTCGTCAACAAGCTCATCCGCGCCCTGGACGAGAAGCTCGATCAACCCTCCCGGACATGGGAACTGCTCTGGTGGATGGCGATTGGTGGCGTCTCGTTCGAGTACATCCCGTGGGTGAAGGACGCCACGATGGAACCGCTGCCCCGGTTCGATCCCGAGACGAACGAGTTGATGTGGACCGACGTGACGACCCAAGAGGAGATCCCCGAGTCCGCACGTCTCCAGCGTCTCACGCAGGGCGCGATGAAGGAGCAGTTCACCGTCATCGAGGACATGGTCCTGGCCGGCGATGTCGGCAGCGAGGTCTTGAGCCCACTCCAGGTCTTCGTGGACGCCTCGGTGCGCTCCATCCGCGATCTGGCCCCGGATCAGGCCGTCTACATTGCCAAGATTCGCACCCTTGGCTGGATCAAGGCCAACTACGACGTGAGCAAGGAGACGCTCGACAACCTGAAGGACGCCCGTGAGGTGCGGATTCTCTCGACCGATCTCCAGCAATTCGGCGACCCGACCGGCTCGGTGGCGCTCCAGGATCTGATTCCCCGCGTCCAGGGCAGTCTCAATCACACGGACCCGGATCTGTGCGTCGTGGTGGAACGCTACCAGCCAATGAGCGAGGATCACCCACGCGGGCAGTACACCGCATTCGTGCCCGACGAGGAGGTGCTCCAGCACGGCGACAATCCCTACGAGGACATCCCGCTGGTGGATTTCCACTGGGCGCCGACCACGACGAGCTTCTGGAACAACGACTACGTCTCGGATCTCATCGCCCCGCAGCGATTCCTGAACAAGCGCCTCTCGCAACTCGGCGAGCAGGCCAACGCCTCCATCTACGGCGACGAACTCCTCGGTCCCAGCCTCAAGCGGGAGGACATTCCGGCGGATTATCCCGCGCCGATTGAAAACGGACTCTCAGAGGCAGGCGTCAAAATGGTGCAGCGGCGCGATCCGCCCCAGCTCCCCGCCTGGTTCATGCAATCAGTCGATCTGACGCTCAAACTGATGCGCGAGATCGCCGGCGGCGTGGATCTGTTCCAGGAACAGAAGTTTCCGGGGCAGTTGCGCGGCCCGATGGCCGTTCCGATGCTCCAGGAGATGATCGACTCCCAGTGGGGCAACCTCTACCAGCACATCGGCCAGCGAATGTCGCATGTCAAGGAGATGCGGGTCAATCGGGTGAAGGAATACTATCCGCCCTTCCGTACCCTGCATTACACCGACCGATCCATGCGCGACGAGGTGTTCATCTTCCAAACATCCGACATTCTCCGCTCCGGGACCGATTATTCGATCACCGTCGAGCGCGGGAGCCTGATTCCCGAGTTCCGCGCTCTCCGGGAGGCACGGATTCGCGAACATCTGCAATCCCCGCTCAGTGTGCTCTACCTGGACGAGCGGACGGGCAAGATCGACAAGGAAAAGATCGCCGCCGACCTCGAGATGGGCGATCTGGGCCGCGAGAGTAAGGAATCGACCTATCGCAAGCTCGGCATGGCGCTGGTCGAGCGGTTGTGGCAGGGACAGCAGATTCCCGAGCATTTGCCGATGCCGTTCTGGAATCTGCGCGTGATCATGGACGAACTGGAGTCCGAGATGGCGACGACCGAGTTTCTCTCGGCCTCGGTCCAACTCCAGCAGGGCTTCTTGCAATTCTGGAACCGCTGCCGCCAGATCCTGGTCGAGGCGTCCGAACGCCGCCAATCCGGGATGCAGCAGTCCGAGATTCAGGGTGCCGTGGCGCAGGCCGCACAGCAAGCCGCCGCCAAGGCCGCTGCCGACGCGATTGACGCCGCACTCCAGCAATTCCAGGCCAGTGCCGCCATCGCCCCGCAGGCGCCCCAGGCCCTCGCCCAGGCCATGATGCAGAACCAGCCACCAGGACCGCAGGGACCCCAGTAACGCAGCGACGGTCGCCTCCCTACACGGCGACAGGGTCACCACGCCCACGCAAGGCATCGCGAGTGCCGTGAGCGAGGCACGTCGTGCTTGACAGCGGCGTTGACACGTCCGTATACTTCCACGACTGCCTGAGAACAGGTCTCAGCGGCGAATACGGGATCTGAGCACGTCGTGCGGGATTCGCCGGCAGGCGAACACACCACGCGACACTCGGCGACCACTCGACGGAGAGTCAGATGGCAGATGAATTGGGGGGGGATGTCCCCATCGACGAGGTCGGTGGAGGCACGGAACCAGCACCTGACACAGGAGGAGACGCGGCAGAGGGTGGGGCATGGCCCGCCGATGTCCAAGCGGCCTATACCAAGAAAACCCAGGCACTCGCAGACGAACGCAAACAGTGGGACGCACAACGCGCCCAGCAGCAGGCACAGTTGCAGCAATATGCCCAGCAGATTCAGCAGCAGGGCTACGCACAGCAGCAGCAACAGTACCAGCAGCAGCAGCGCACCCAGCAGGGACAGAACCCGTCCATGCTGGATCAGCTTCGGCAGATGCCCTATCTCGATGGGAACACTGCCGCCCAACTGGCCGAACGGCTCGTGACGGAGGGCATCAACCCCCTCCAGAACCAGCTTCGGCAGCGCGATCAGGCACTCGCCCAGCTCAACAAGGATTACACCGACTTGCGGAACTGGATGGGGCAGAACCAGGGGAAACAGGCCGAAAAGGAACTCGACGCACGCTTCGTACAACTCCGCGACCAACACGGGCTCCCCGACGAGGAGGTCATCAACGAACTCCTCAAGGATATCTATTATTCCCATGAAGGGTCCGACCTGAACCAGGCGTACCCCGGCATCGCGGGAGACCGGATCAACGGGTTGCGGAAGGCGTTTCGGGAGATGGACCGTCAGACGGCACTCAAGGCACGGCAGTCGCCATTCCCCGCGAAGGGGGGCGAGATGTCACCGACGAGCGGCGCCACGGGCGGGTACAAAACTCCGCAGGAGCGCACGAACGAGTTGTGGCCGATGCTCAACCCCGGACAGAACGAATAGCCGCGTCTGCTCACACGAGGAGACAGATGCGTTATGGCAAGCACCAGTGATGTCATCAATGCCCTGAAATACACCTATGGGACCGACCAGGTCCTCTACCTGCTGAACCAGGAAGTGGTTTGCTGGAATATGTTCAGCAAGATGAGCAAACCCATGGGTGGACGCGGGCAGTTCATCCTCCCGATCATGACCAAGAATCCAGGGTCATGGGCCGGGATCGCCGAAGGGGGCGCTCTGCCCTCGAATCTCGACCCCGGTACCACCGAGGCGACGTTCAGCCTCAAGGAATTCGCCGGGCTGTACAACATGAGTTGGAAGCTCCTCCAGGACGCCAGGAACTCGAAGCTCGCGTTCCAGACGGCCCTCAAGTTCATGGAGGAGGGCTTCCGCCGCCGTGTCCTCAGACTCATCAACGCCGACCTGATCTCGGACGGCCTGGGGAAACTGGGGATCATGTCCGCCGCCGACAACCAGACGACCATCACGGTCAACGCGCTCCCGAGCGTGGATCTGGGCATGGTGGTGGATCTGATTGACGCCTCGGATAACGACGCCGACCTCGCCGCCTCGCGGACGGTCACGGCGGTCGATCCGATCAACCGGACCATCACGTTCAGTGGATCAGCCCCCAGTGGCACCGCCGCCGGGGACTTCTTCTGCATCGAGAACACGACGAAGTCCGGGGCGATCTATCACACCAACGGCCTGCTCGGCGTGATCGACGACGGCAACCCCTCGGGTCCCGAAAGCACGTATGGCGGCATCAACCGCTCGACGGCGGGGAACGAGTTCTGGCAGTCGGTCGTGCTCTCCAACAGCGGCACCAATCGCGCCCTCACCGAGGACCTGATGATGCAGCTCGAGGACGCCGTGCGTGAGAAGGGCGGCGCATCGCTGAACACCTACATCTCGAACCTCCCCATCATCCGGCGCTACCACGAACTGCTGCGGGAAGACTCGTTCTTCGCGCTGGGGTCCGTGAAGCCGTTCGATGGGAACGTCGGGGTGGGGCGTGAGGGCGGAGCGCAGCAGAAGGGGAAGGATGGCGGCGAAGGACGGACCATCTACCGCTTCAGCGGCAACCCGTGGCACGCCGAGCCGTATTTTGCGGCCAACACCATCATCGGACTCGACAAGAAGCATTTCTACATCGGGCACGGTGAGAACGCGACCCCTCGGCCCATCTCCGAGATTTTCGACGGGACGCCGTTCTTCCGCCAGACCTCCAACGCGACCTTCGAGGTGGCGTGGTACTGGCAGGGCGAACTGCTCTCGGACAACCCCGCAGCCGGGGCGAAGATCGAAGACGTTGCGGAGTCGTAAACTCTGAGTAGGTGGGGGGAGGGATGATGGTCCCTCCCCTGTCACTTCGCCAGAAGGAGCCTCATGGGACTTAAAGCTGTTGCCAAGTTAGCACCCGTCCTCGTGCAGTACCGCACCTCCGCAGGAGAAGCCGCCGATGTCCATATCTTCGTGGCGGATCGGGATTACGAAATCATGGATGTGCGTGAAACGCACAGCGTGGCCGGCGCCAGCAGCAGCACGCTCGATGTCGGCGTCTCTGCCTCCGGCACGGCCCCGGCCAGCTTGACCACGGCCCTGAGTTCGACGTTTGCACTCGATAGCACGGCGGATACGCCCGTGCAAGCCACCTTGACCTCGACGGTAGCCAATCGACTGATGGACAAGGGCGAGCAACTGTCGGTGAACATCACGGGCACCGTCACCAGTCTTGAGTGTTCGGTGAGCGTGATTCTGAAGCCGATTCGGAATAACTACACCTACTAAGGGGGCGCATGGCTCAGAAGGAAGAATTTGATCCGGCCCAGTACAGCGAAGAGGAAAACGCCTTCTTCGTCAAGCACATGGGTGAGTCGCCGCTGGCGGCGCTTCAGTCACCGCTCCCGGTGGGCGTGAACCGCGTGACGGTCGAGAAGGTCCTCGGTCGGACCTACGAGCTGGAGCAACTCAAGGAGCACAAGGGTGTCACGTGGGTCGGATTGCAGCGGATTGCCAATGCTTGCACGATCTTCCTGAACGAGCGTGCCCGCTGGCGGAAACTTGCCGAACGGGGCTCTCCGACGTTCCCCACCATGCACGCCTGGGATGGGAAAGGGCGTCCGCACCGTGGAGGGATCGGATCGGATTCTGGACAGGTCAGGACCTACTTCACCGAGGACGGTGATCGCAAACGCTTTGCGGTGTCGCTGTTCGATGTCGACGAGGGCGAGTTCAAGGCGCCGTGGGTGAAGACCGAAGAGGATCTCCCGACGGCCTGCGTTGAGGATGTCGAGAAGGGCGTCCTCCAGTGCCCGCTTGACGGCTGGACGACCAACTGGCGCCCGGAATCCCGGCAGTCCTACAACCTGGCCCGCGCTCGGATGATCAAGCACTGCAAGACCAGCAAGGATGACCGGGTACGGGAGTTCGGACTGAAAGTCTTCGGGTAGGCCATGTCAGCGTCCATCGAGGTGCCGGTCGCACACCCGACACCCCTGTCAGTGGACACGAGCCTGCATTACTGGCATCCGAATCGCTTCGGCGTCCAGTACGCGCCCACGACGTTTCGTCAGGAACTGCAACGCCTCCACCCGGATCTGGACGCCACCTGGCATCCGGTCCGGGAACGCTGGCTCGTGTGGTACCGACGCCCGCGCATCCAGCACCATCTCTGCCCCGGCTGGCTCCTGCTCTTCATCGTGGAAACCTCCGATGGACGCTACGTCCCGCTGGATGCGCGTGTGTTTGCCGTGGCCTACGAGCAGAGCGGACGCAAGTGGGGCTCCGGGAAAGCCTACTGGGCGCGGGTTGAAGAGGAGGCCGAGCGTGACACCGCGTCGGCGAAGCAGACACGCGAGGGAGAACTGGAGGATATCGGCGCCGAACGCTGGCGCCATACCCAGATCCAGATGAGTATGTGTGGGCACTCCAACGGGAGCAAGTTCGTGAACCACCATGCGGGGGATTGAGCACGATGGCGACCGGCCAGACCATACTCGACGTGATGGAGGTAATGGACCGGGGGCTCCAGCTTCAGAGCGGTGAGAGCAGTGTCACGCTCTCCCTGCGGGCGGTGAACGTCGCGCAGGATCATCTCGAGGCGATGCTCGCAACGGCACCCAACTCCTACGGATCGACGGTCTCGACCGTTACCACGGCAGCGAGCACCGAGACCACGACCTTCCCCACCGGCCTGCTGCGGATTGACCGGCTCCAGTACATCGACCCGGACACGAGCCGTCCGGGTTGGGATCTCGACTGGGTGGGCTATACCGGCGACCAGAACGACAAGACGGCGCTCGGCCTGCTACTGGGGTCGATTGGGACGACGGGGAAACCGCAGCGGTACTGGACCAACGGGACCGACATCTACTGGGGACCGCTCCCGGATGCGACCCATACGGTGCGCTATTACGGACTCGTCGCTGCCTCGGACATCACGGCCTCCAGCACGTTCGCCTATCCCGACGTAGCGATTGGCCCGGTGGCGGATTTTGCTACCCGGATGCTGAAGATCGGCAAGGACGACGATCCAACGCCCATCTCTCAACTCGGTCTCGACATGTTCGGTCCCGTGCTCGCGCAGTTTGGTCGCTTCAACCGCGACCGTGCCCCCGGCTACGACTACCGCTATCTGCACACAGAATAGGAGGCCCCCATGGCCGAAGGACCGACACAGGAAGACTTCCAGGACCGCTACAGCATTCAACTGGTCAAGCACGCCGCGATTGACGCCGCGTCCAGCGGCAACAACACCCTGGTTGCGGCGGTGTCCGGGAAGAAGATCCGTGTCCTCGCGCTCTTTATCACCATGACCGGCACGTTGGTGACCATTCGCTTCGAGGACGGGGCCGATGGCACGGCGCTGACTGGACAGATGGGACCCACGGCGGGGCAAACCATCGTGCTGCCCTTCAATCCGGTGGGCTGGTTCGAGACCTCTGCCGCCACGCTGCTGAACATGGAGTTGAGCGGAGCGCAGTCGGTGGACGGGGCGCTGACCTATATCGAGGCGTAAATGGCTGACATCCAAGTTGCGAACACCGACGCGGATCTCTCCGGGAACACGGTCGTCACCGAGGAGAACACCTACACCATCACCGGGCTGCATACCTACAGCCGGGGCTCGAATGCGCCGTTTGCGTGTATCTCCGGGTCGGCGTATGTGCAATACCTGGATGTGGACAAGCTGGACGGCCAGGAGGGGGCGTATTACCTCGCAGCGGCGAATGCTACTGGAACACTCGCGGTCAATCGGGGTGGGACCGGCGCGGCGACCTTCACCGATGGCGGGGTGTTGCTCGGAAGTGGGACCTCGGCCATTACGGCGACGGCGGTGCTCGGGGACGGGGTCATTCTTATTGGTGATGCCTCGGGAGACCCCACCACGCTGGACGTCGGCAGCTCCTCTGGGATCACGATTCTGGGCACGATTGCGACGGGGGTCTGGAACGGCACAGCGGTCGCAGCGGCTTATGGGGGAACGGGGCAAACCTCATACACCGCAGGAGATTTACCCTACGCCTCGGGGGTCGCGGCGATTAGCAAACTCGGCATTGGCGCGAACACGAACGTCTTAACGTCCAACGGATCGATCCCTCAGTGGTCAACGCGGATCGATAACACGGCGATGCCCACCAATGTCAACCTCGGCGGCACGCTCGATGTCACGGGTGCCACAACACTCGACTCGACGCTGTCCGTGGACGCCGGAACTGCATCCGTGATCGCAGAGTTTATCTCAGACACCTCCGATGCGGCGGTGATCAAGCTCACGAACGAGAACAGCACGACGCAAACGTGGGGCATTGGTAACGCAGGGGTGAGCCATGCGGCGGGCGATAATACTTTATACGTACGAAACGAAACAGATGGAATCAATACGCTGATTATTGCTACCACGGGTGCCACCACCATCACTAATGGGGCTACCTCGGGCGGCACGCTCGATGTGCTGACGCTCACCACTAGCTCGACCAATGACATCGCTCCACGCCTACTGATGGAGGCGAACAGAAATTCCGTAGCCCAGCAAATCGCCATTTTCGTAGAGGCTAGCACATCGGCTGGGGCGTCGATGCGATTCGCGACGGATAATACCAGTGGCGCGTTGACCAGTGCGATGGTGATAGATTCGTCTCAGAACGTCGGGATCAACCAGTCCACCCCGACCCACAAACTCCACGTCGTTGGTGATGTCAAACTGCAAAACAGCCAGGTGCATCTGAGCGATGGATATGGGTTATTGTGGGGTGACAACGGATTAAACGGGAATGCTGCGACTGACAGTTTGCGGTTTGACACCGCCGGGGGTG